TAATGGTGAAACAAGAACACTTAGACAAATTGTAAATACAAATAATGTTAAACCATTCTATCAAATTATTCTACCTGAAAGAAATGTTCTTTCTATTAGTTCAATTGTAGTTCAAGATGGAACAGCAATTACCACAATCCCTGAAGATTCAGTATTTTTTGACAATAATCAAAGATGGTTTGAAGTAGATGCTTTAGCTCAACAAAGCGTTTATATTGAAGATCCTAACCTACCTGTTGTAGATGGAATCAGACAAGGTAAATGGACTAAAACAAATAAAAAGTTTATTACGGAATATACACCAGAAAACTTTATGGTTGTCACTTTTGGTGGTTCTGAAACAGATAATGACGCAATCACACAATTCACACTAAACGAGTTCAATATTGATTATAACGAAATTACTAATAACCCTGTTTTAGGTTTAGCACCAAAAGCAAATACAACAATATTTGTTAAATATAGAGTTGGTGGAGGACAACAATCAATCCTTAACCCTAACACCCTTACAAGAATTACATCTTCTAATCTTGTTGTTACAGGTCCAAATTCAACAATTAATACAGCAGTTATCAATTCATTGAGAGCGACAAATGTTACTTCTTCATTAGGTGGAGCAAATCAACCTACAATAGAAGAAGCAAGAAATTATATTGGGTTTAATTTTGCGTCACAAGAAAGATGTGTTACACTTGAGGATTATGAGTCACAAATATTTAAAATGCCAGGTAAGTTTGGAGCACCTTCTAAAGTAAGTGTTACTAAAACAGGTAATAAGATAAATGTAAATATCCTTACTACTGACGTAAATGGTAATTTAACAAGTGATATTAACTCTAATATTGCGAATAATATTTCAACTTACTTATCACAATATAGAATGATAAATGATTACGTTGTGGTTCAACCAGCCCAAGTAGTAAATATTGGTTTTGTTTTAGATATTCAATATAATAAACAATACTCACCAACCGATTTATCGTCAGCGGTTGTAACAAGCATATCAAATATTTTTGATAAGTCTAAACTTGCTTTAGGTGATGATGTTTTTTTAGGGACTGTTAAAAATGCTATTATGAATACACCGGGTGTGTTAAACTTAACATCACTTAAAGTATATAATAAAGTGGGTGGTATTTATTCACAAAACACATCAGTTCAAACTGTGGCTTCTGATGGTGAAATACAAATAACAGAAGAGGTAATACTTGCAGATGATAATCAAATCTTACAAATATTAAACCCTTCTATTGATATAGTAGTTAGATTGAAATAATTAGTACATTGTTAATGTAACATCATTAATTTCCTGTTCAGTCACTTTAGATAAAAATATTAAAGCGTCTTTTTGTACTTCTTTAGAAATCCTATATCCTTTTTTAGTATATTTAACAATCCTATCCAATAAAGAAGCCGGTGATTTTAACCCTTTATTTATGACTAATCTTTTAGATTTAGCGTCAATAAAAAATTTATCATTATGTATTAATTTTTTATTTTTTAAATCCACACCACACATAACACAAGTGAAATCAAATTGATTGATTATTGTATCAACACCACCAAAAGTATATCTTGATGGGTTAATAAATTGATATTTTTTATTGTTAATAGTATATGTTATAGCATTGGTAGTCGGATATTTACTATGACTAATATAATTAAAAACATCATCATTGGATTGGTTTTTCTTTATTTTATATAAAACATCCATATTACTAATAGCCTGTTTATAGTCGTTTTCATTTGAAAACCATATATCAAAATCATTTATTTTTTCCTCTAATATAATAGATGTTAAAGCACCACCCGCTATTATTGCGTTATTATTAACTAATATATCTAACACACTAATATCTGAAATACAATCTATTAGTTTTGACACTATTTCTAAATTATAATGATTTCTTAATATCTCACCATCTAAATTAATTAAATCAAATATGTTGGAACTATAAGCACAATCCGATCTATCCCAAACCGTTAAATATTTTTGATTGTTTAATTGAACAACAAATTTATTAAATTGACTCGTGTATGGTAATTTTTTAGAAAAAACCAAGAAGAAAATACTACCATCCTTCTTATATTGATCCCAAATACTAATATCATCAGAAGCAATACACCATTTACTTCCCTTACCGTATAATTTCATAGCATCCGAATTATGAATTCTTTTCACTAAAAAATCTTCATTTTCATAAATTGTTGTAGAACCATTATTTTTAATAATTTCTTCTTTTTCCGTTTCAGATTCTAAACTATCCACATATGATATGAAATCATCTACGGATTTAAAGTTAAAAATATTACGATATTCGATCGGTATTTTATCATTTAATCTTTTATGTTTATTACACATAAAAACGAATGAAGGGTGTAAACTACTACCATCATAAAGGTTTTTTAACCATTTTTTGTATTTTGAATCAATTTGTAAAGAAAGTATATCCATATTTATTTTTTATTATTATAATATAAAGTATCATTAATATTATATTCAGTTGTACTGAATACCGTGTAATTAAGTGTGTCATTGCAAGCAGTATATCTATAATAACTACCACAATTTTCTTTGCTCTGTATGACAAAGAATAATATTGAACCAAATAATATTGTTTTCATATTTTAATGATAAGAAAACATATTCAAAAAAACAAATTATTTATTTATTACCCTAAGAATCAATATTTTAAAAATAAATTTGGTAATTACAAATAAAGATATTATATTTGTATATGATTAATCAATTAGAAAACAACGACATAAAAACCTTTATTTTCGCAGGAAAGGCTATTTTCACGATAACTAATACTAATACAGGTAATCGTTTCACTTATAAAGTTCGTAAAGCGAAAGATAGTGATATTTACTTTGTATCAGTTTTAACTGGTTCTGATAATACCAATGACTATTCATTTATAGGGTATATCAAGAAAGGATTATTTTATTCAAGTAAAAAATCAAGAATTAGTAGTGAAGCAACATCATTCAAAGTTTTTAGTTGGTTTATTAATAATATTAATAAAATACCTTCAATTGTTCAAGTCCTTCACGAAGGAAAATGTGGGAGATGTGGTAGAAAACTCACAACACCTGAATCAATTGAAAGGGGTATTGGACCTGAATGTGTTAGATTAATGCAATAAAAAAGGTGGGTTTCCCCACCTTTTAATATATTAAGAAGTTATTGAAGATTTCATTGCTTCCATTATGTCTGCCGGTATTTCACATCCATTAGGTCCACTACAAGATACAGCCCCCATAGTATCCATATTAACATATTCAGGTTGTTTAATTGCTTCATTAAAATCAAAATCCCTTTGTTTTAATTCACGATTAATTCTAACCCATTTATGATATAAATGTAAATCTTTAATACATAATATCATTTCTTTAACATCACCTTTAAAGAATCTTTTAGCAAATTGTTTAGCTCTTCTAATCCAATCTTTCTTGATTAAAGCCTCAACTCTTGTTCCTTGTAATTTCAAATCTCTCTTATTTACATAATCACAAGCTTCCCATAAGTTACCATCAAAAGCGTGTAATCCATCAACAATTAAACCTGAAGCAAAGAAAGCTGCATCATCATATTTATCATATAAATCTTCACCTGATAATACCGATGTAAATGGTGCTTGGTTGAAATCTTTATCACCTGTTAAAGGTAAGAATGATACTGCTGCAAATTCAAATCTATTGTTAAATAGATAATCTTCTACCACATCATAATCAGAGTAATCTAATTCAACTGTATTAGAAACTGAATGTCTTAAATATGGTTGAACATTTCTTTCGTGATTTGTCCCATATTCAACCCAATTGTTTTGGATTGTTTTAACCACTTCTAATTGATTCATACCAACTAAATCTTTCTTGAACTTAGCGTTCTTATTAGCAATTACTGGAATATATGCCACATAATCTGTTTTATTAGTACTCCATACAGATTCTTCAATTAAATACGAATGTTCTTCATTTAAGTATTTACCAATACCTGATTGTTTATTGATTTGCATTACCCTAAAGTATCTTGGTGCGTGATCTCCGTGACAACCTGAAGGTGATTTTAATAATACCGAAGCATTTCCTGATGGTTTAACACAAGTTGTTCTTGACGCTGGATTAATACCGATAATTTCAGCCAACTCTTGGTTTACTTTTTTAACTATCTCAGCACCTTTTCTTTGAATTTCAGGATTCATCATAATATGTGGGTTAGCCATCCAACCTGTAAATGAACAACCTAACAAAGCTTCTCTTCTGAAAATTGATTCTGTTACTTCACCTAAGTATGGGAAATCAGTATAACCCGCTTGTAATGTTCCTAAGATAGCTAAAGACTCACAAGCCTCGTAAAACTTATCTTCTGTTGTACACATACCACCATTACCTTCAGTTAAGTTACATCCTTGAAATCCACTTAAGCCTTCAATTTGTGGGTATAAACCAATTTCAACACAAGGGTTTGTTACTTGATCTTCATCATCTACAAAATAAAAACCTGGTTCACCAAAATCTTTAATTGACGTAAATATCTTATTGAATTGTTCTTTTGTTGTGGTGTTTCTGTTGATTACCGCTGAATTATTAGATCTACCTCTTTGTGGATTTTCATAATACCAATTACCAACCTTAGCATTCATCATTTCATCATCTTCAGGTGAGAATAAACAAATTGTAGCACTTCTTCTTACACCACCAGATAATACAGCATCCGCCATATACATAATGAAGTCATAAGCCATAATAGGTTTCATCACATTAACACCTTGATTTAAGTTTCTTTCAATCAATTCTTCACATTTTAATAATGATTTTCTTAATCCTTCAGGACCAGGAGCCTTAAATCCACCACTAATCATAGCACCTTCAGGTCTAATTAAACTTAAATCAAATCTAATTTCGTATCCTTGATACTCAGGAAATGGTGTTTCTTTTCCTTCTTCCACATATGAAGATATTAAAATACCAAAAGTATCACTCCACCCTTCAATAGAATCAGGAACAACAAATGTTTTTGTCCCTTTAGTTCTTTTTACTAAATTAGGTAATTTACTAATGTGTTTATATTGAACCGAAAATCCAACACCACAACCACATAATAACAAATACATTATTTCTTGAAAACTTCTAACCCTATCAACATAAGTCGCTGTACAATTATATAACCTCGCATTGTGTTTAATAATTGGATCACCACCAAATTGTAACGCTCTTTGAGATCCTAATACTAACTTATCCTTATAAGACCCTTCCGCTTTTTCAAATAATTCTACAAATCTTGGGTTACTTAAAAATTTAGCATACTTTGTTTTATGCATGTTCATCACCCTATTAACTGAATCTTCCCAAGTCTCAGTCCTATTTTCATCATCAATCCATCTCGAATAATCTAAATAATATTTTAAATCACTCGCCAATTGAAGTCCATTTTTACTCATTTTTTATATCTCTTTTTTTTATTTTATTGTTTTTATAAATATGTAATTTTTTAGAAAAAATACAAGGTAAAATAAAAAATCCCCCAATTATTTTTTATTAAAAACCTAACAAAATCAATATTAGGAAGTTATATATAATTGGGGGAAAATGTTTTTTTCCTTACAACGCTTCTTCGTCATCTGTAACTTTTTCTTTCTGTTTTTTTTGTAGAATGTCGTTAATTCTATTTCTTTTCTTTTCTTCTTTTTTGTTTTCGACACCTAAAAAAGTAAGTTCTTCTGTATTATTATCGGTATCAATTTGAACTGATCCGTTATCAAATAAAGCATTTTCAAATACAACACCAGCAGATCCAAATCTATTCTTTAAAATTGATAAATTAGCCCTACCACTTTCTTGTTGTTCCATTGTTCTACCAATAGAATATAAAAAATGAGCAAATTGTGATTTCTTAATTGAACCACCACCCATATCAGATGTAACAATTTCTTGTCCGATTGATTGTCTACCACCTTGAGTGAATAAGTGAATAGGTATTTTAAGTTCTTCTGCGAGTGTTTCAAATTGTCTTACCAATACACCTTCAGCTGTCCAACTTTCTTCCGATAATTGAATACAATCTAAGTAATCCACAACAATCATATCAGGTATAATATTGTTTTGTCTTTGTTTTTTAACCCAATTACGGATTTTTTCAAAGGTTGTTCCGTATGAAGGAAACTTCTTTAATACAAGTTTACCTTTACCTTTAATACCTTCAATTATCTCAATAACCGCTGATTTATTTTCTTTTAAATCATTGATTGGAATACCTGTCCAACAAGCGTAATGTTTACGTTTAATATCCCTAACCTTATCCTCAAAGAAAATATGTAATACTGTTTTACCTAAATTATAGTTTGTATTTGCTATCTTAGTAGCACAAGTGGATTTACCTGTTCCTAATGGTGCGATACCTAAACTAACTTCACCCGAACCTAATCCACCACCAGTAGATCTATCAAAACCACCTATACCAAATGGTAATGGTTTTCTTTCGTCATTATCTAATACATTTTCTATATTATCTAAAGCATCTTCACCATTATCTTTATCCTCTGATATGTTAATAGCTTTTTTAATAATATCTTCACACTTATCATACGATTCAAAATCACCCTTTTCAAGTATCTTTTGAACCTTCTGAATAGCTTTCTTTAATTCTTGTTGTTTACAGAAATTAATTACTTTATGTTGAATAAAACTACTATCAGCCAATTCAACATTTTTAACACCCTCAAGTTCATCAACAAGAACCCTTCTAGTTACTTCTGATGATGCCTCTGAATTGATGATGTTTTCAATAGCATCCACCGTAGGGATAGCGTCATACTTAACATAATACTCCTTAACATATTGAGTGATAACCCTAAAATATTGATTATCAAAATATTTTGGATCGATTATATTAATGTAGTTTTCACCAAAAGTTCTATCAGTAAATATCTGAGCCAGAACTTTAGATTGGAAGCTATCACCTAAATACCCAAAATTTTCTTTATCACCCATATTATTCAGCCTCTTCTGTATATTGTAAAGCGTTTTGTAGCCTTGAAATTATTGTGGAAATAGAATCTTTAATATCTACAATGTATCTAATTCTTTGTCCACTTTCAAAGAAAATAGGGATACATAATCCATAACCAGAAAATATAGTTTCTGATACAGATCTACCATCTACCTTTACAGTTAATGTAAAGTTGTCTTTAATGTCATTAAGATTATACTTTGGTATATCTTTAATTACGATTTCACCATCATCGTCATAATAAAACCCATATGGGTCATAATTATTCCAAAGGTGATCAACACTCTTTTTCATAATACCTTTTTTAATGATACCTACCACTTCATTAGTCGTATCTCTCATATACAAACTTCTTGTGGCTTTTTCATTAAACTTTCTTACGTTAAAGAATCTTTGAACAATAATGTCTTTGTTCAATTTTAACACGAACTCAAATCGTGTTTTGAATTTTTCGTTTCCGATACTCATTTTTTATTTATTTTAATTGTTAAACTTGTTTTACTTTCCACTCGAGCCAAATGCTCCATTACCTCTATTAGTTTCACTTAACTCACTTACTTCTTCTAATTCAATAGTTGGATAAGGTATAATCACCAATTGTCCAATCTTATCACCAATTTCATATACTTCACCATTATCCCAATCCAATTTCTTAAATCTAAACTTGATTTCACCCCTATAACCTGAATCTACAACCCCAACGTGATTCGCTAATATTTGTTTTGTTTTACTAATCGATGATCTTGGAAATACTAATCCGACATAACCTTCAGGTATCTCAACAGCAATGTCTGTACCATATTCATAAAACACTTCACTCTTGACTAATGATGTCGCCACCATATCCATACCAGCGTCACCAGGTTTTGCATACTTCGGTGTTACCGCCTTTTCACTTAATTTTTTAAATCTTACTTTCATTATTTATACGTATTAATTGTTTTTTTATGTTGTGTTACTTCTTCAATACACCCATCTTCAAAAAGATAACCGTTATATTCACCAGCGTCCCATACATTAAGTTTAAAATATTTACCATCTGATTTTCTCTGAATTATATAATCCCAAGATGGTCCATCCGAATATTTGGATTTGTCTATAACATCAACTTGTTCGTATAACTCACCTTTTAATTCATATGTATTACCTTTAAAATATACACCATTCCATAAATCCTTTAGTTCGTCCGGATTTAAATTAATTGTTTCTTTACTCATAATATTGCTTTTTTATATAATTTCTTTTCTTTTTCCATGATTATGTAAAATGGTTTAAAAAAATCAATAAATCCAGAATCTGATTTAGGCATATATGAATAG